TAATAATGTATCTACTTTCTTTTGTAATGATTCATCTAATCTTTCACTATCAGTTAGGTCAATTGCAAACTCAACTGGTATATAGAAAAAATATTCAACTTTATCAACTGTTTCTTTAAGTTTTTCATATAAATGATAAATTTTTAACTCTGGAACTATTATTTCAGAGTAAATAATTGCATCAACGATACTCCTTGTGCTTATTAAATATTTGAAATTTAAATAATTATCATATGCCCACAACGTTAGTTCGTTTAATAATGCTTGCATTTGATAATCTTCCATATCAAGTATTTCTTTTTCCTTAATACGCATTACTGGTCTAGAAAAACCATCAGTTACGTAATACTGTGGAAGCTGGTCATGAACGTATTTTAATAACGTTGATTTACCTACACCATGAGCTCCTAATAATATTTTCATTTATTCCATTCCCCCCAAGTATATTTATGGCCATCTATTTCATTATACCTATTAAAATCAAATACAAATCCGTTTCTTTCATAAAATGAAACTGCTTCTTCATTTGACCACAATGTAATTTTTCTATTAAATTGTTTGAACCAAGATATCATTTTACTTCCAAACCCACTACCTTTAAATTCAACTATAAATCTACTAATATGAACTGCTGATACCTGATTATAATATGATGTCGCACTTGGATCAAATCTAACAAATATAACCCCTGTATTATTATTTCCACCACGGAACACAAATACAGATGTATAACTCTTTTCAAAATAATTATTTTGTTTCCAATACTCAATTGCTTCTACCACGTACTCTTTTATAGTATGTGGAGTTAATTCAAGTATTTTTTCTTCATCTAATCCTCCATATATTTCTGTTGAATCTGGAGATAGATAGTAAAATGCTTTACCTATTGAACCGTTTTGGTATTTATACTCACTCATTGCCCCATTGTTTTTTTAGTATATATGTAAGATAACTTTAATGAGGTTGGTATATCTTTTTCATATGTTGCTCTTACTGGATTAATATCCAGTGATCCTCTTCTTGCATACATTAACATCACTACGCATGAATCAACATAAGGTAATGACATAATTGCAGTATATAACTTCTCAGCACAGAATTCATGAAACTCGTTTACTTCTCTTAACGAAATAACCATCTTTAATAATTCTGTAGCTATCACTGTTCCTCTTTTTGTTTTGATTTTAAAGAAAGCTGTACCTGTATCTTTTTGTTTTGTATGTCTACATCTCGATCTAAGTACGTTAGTATAATATAAAAATGTTCCTGGTTTGTCTTCATGACCATCTATAAATTTTATCAAGTCAGTTGTTTGACCAGTATAATCATCGATAATAATTTTTTCAAGAGTTTCTTTTGGTATAACATCATATAAATCTTCATAACCAATGGTTGGATCACCAATTAAAGATTCATGTTCACCATTTACAAAAAATTCAAGATTTATTTGTGTCTCAGTACATTTTTCTATATCAATTTTAATTTGGTATAAATAATTTTGAATAGCTAATGGAAATGTACTTCCCATCTTACACATATCAAATGAATTCAAATATAATTTGAATGATTTTGATTCTACCATAAATGGTGAATGAGCAGGTATAACTACTTTTAAAGTACCTGCAATTGGTAATCCATTATTTAATAAAAAAGTCGCTTCATGGCAATGCCATACATCAACTCCGACAAAACCTAAATCAACTCCAATTTCTCGTCTTACAACGTCTCGCGGCATTGGTACCAGTAAACTTGAATCAAACTTATCGGTTTGGATAGCATAGCTACCAGCTTGTCCTAAATGCTTGGACACAATGGCATTAAAATCACCAGTTGACATATTCTCTAAATTTAATCACATTATCAATAATATTAGTTATATTTTCAGTTGACAATTCTCTATCAATATTGTCTGCTAATTTTTCTTTTGGCTTAGGTTGAGTCAATCCATGCTCGTTTAATTTATTACCTACAAATCCATTTACTATTGGTGAACTTGTATCTATAGAATGAATATATGGTGCAATTGGTGAATGTTTAAATAATTGAAACTCAACTGGATTTTTACATCCTAGTAAATGTATTTTTATATTACCAAGAGTTTTAGTAAATACATTGTAGTACAAATGATTTAAAAATCTGAATCTATCTGTTATATTATCTGAATCTGGAAATAGGTCAAATGGTATAGCAATTATATCTATTTTTTCTTTTCTAGTAAAAAAATCAAAACATTCAGATGCTTCTTCTATGTTTTTACCTTGACATACTCCTATATACTTAAAATCATCTAATTGGGTATGTGCGTAAGGATGTTTTTCATTGTTAATTAATTGATTAAATTTTTCGCACAACTGTTTTGTGCCTTCAAAATTATGTAGGTCATCAGGTATAACAATATGTGTCGGTTGAAATTCTAAAGCTAAATCAAGTAATAATTTTCCATCAATTGGTTTTCCTAATTCAAAAGCAGAATTATCCAAAATTGAATATTCAGCTTCTTGTAATTTTTGTTTATAAAAGGTTGTGTATGTTTCATTTTTTCCTAACAAATGTGCTAACACGTAGGGATAGTTATTTATTAAATCGTGATAAGGAAAAAGTGCGGATGGGATCTCGTGTGATATTAATGGTTTCATAACTAGTTAAAATTAATATTAATAAATTATACTCTATTTTACCACTTTTATTTAAACTATCTCGCAGTTCGCTCCACCGACACATGCTGCTTGATCTGCTAAACTAGTATTATCTGTCATTTCAATTACTTTTGTTAAATCAATTGCATGAAGATGATTAACTAGTTCTTCAAATCTTTCTTTAGTAATTGTCTCAAAAGGTGCTTGAATATAGGTACCTAAATCTTGAGGTAATACAGATAATGCTGAATATGTTTTTCTATTTTCCCACATCCAATCACCTACTGCTTCCCATTCATGTTTATCTATTGTTACAGTACAAGATACATTATTTGTATTTGATCCATCTCTATGTCCTTCTTTTACCCATTCTACATTAAATCTTTGTACTCGTTCTAATTGATCTAATGCTGTTTCAGATCTAGTAATAGCTCCTTCAGGGGCACTTTGAGGTATTGAAATAACTGATTGTAAATGTGGTTTAAAGTATTCATCCTGAATTAGTTCAGGGTGATAGATTGATAAATAAGTATTAATTGCTTCATTCTTACCTACTCTTATCCTTCTTAAATAATATTTATCATGCCAAGCATGAATACCAGAAGAAGATCCTACTACGAGTGAAGAAGTACCAGAAGGTTTAACTGTTGTTGTTCTAGCTGCTTTTCTAATACCTATTATTTTAGCTACTCGTTCATTTTCTTCTACTACAATGGTTGCTGCTAATCTTAAATCATATGGTAAAACTACTCCGGAAGCAATCCCTGTCATGCCGACTCCAATTAATGCATCTTTCTCAGTAGTCTTTTTCCATATATCTCTTAAATAATGAAAATCTGTATATGATGCTTGTAGTGTACCAATAAACGCAGCTGCTCTTGCTCTTTCATTTAAATCTTCTTGTGATTCAATATTACTAGCATTAATTTCTGTTAAGTTACAAAACTGGTATGGGCGTAAAGCGATTTCACCACAAGGGTTGGTTCCAAAATCTTTATCATTTGAAAACATAAATCCTGGCTCACCACTATTACTTAATTCGATTTTTTTCCATAATTCTAAAAATGCCTTCTTTTTAATTTTATGACGTAGAATTACTGCTGTATTATTTGCTCTGGCTCTTTGAGGATTTGATTCCCACCAATTACCAAACTTACAGGTAAGCATATCTTCATCATCTAAATTAAACAAGGATATTAAAGCTGCACGTCTAATACCACCTGATAATACAGCATCTGCTAAATAACATACTATATCATGACATTCTAATGATGTTAACTTTTCACCTGTCTTTTTTCTTTCAAACATTTTTTCCAGTTGGAACAAACATTCTTTTAATGGTTCAGGTCCCGGTGCTTTTCCACCAGATGTAATCAATCTTGCACCTTTAGGACGAATATCTCTAAAATCAAAAACTGGTTTAGCACTGCTAATCCCAAAATATGATTTACATAACATTTTAACTGCTTCTGACCATCCTTCTATACTATCATTAATTAAATACCTTTTTGATTTTGTAGGAAGAATAATTTCAGGTAACTTTTCTATATGGTGATTTTGTACTGAAAACCCCACTCCGCATCCAGATAACAAAAGAAACATTATTTCTGAAAATACCGCATAATGATCTACAGGAGTAAATGAACAATTAAATAATCTTACATTATTAAGTTCAACAGGTCTACCTGCAAATTGAAGTGATCTCATTGAAGGTAATATTTTTTTATCATAAACTAATTCGTATGCATGATCTATTTCTTCTTTTAACTGGGGAAATTTATCAATATGCATTTGTTTATTTCTAGTAACTATTTCTTCCCATGTCTCTCTTCTATTTAATTTTTCATTATAACGAGCGTATTTCATGTAAACTGTGATGTCACTTAGTATTTGTTGAGTAATATTCATATATGTATATCTTTATAAATTATTTGAGATAGCAATCCTGTACCACTTAATGGGTTTTTTCATTAGCTTAATACTTTTTTTGTGGTTTTAAAACCTTCACATCCATGACTGGTTGGGATTTCTCATAAATAGACCCAATGCCGAACAGAAGGATTAAAAAAAAAATTTATTTATTTAGTTGAAAAAATTTATCTCTTAGATACTCTTTTTCACTATTATTGAATAGCGTTCTATTTATCGGACCAGATGGTGTAGTTGGTGGTCTACTAAGATCAATAGAATCTGCTCCTTCTTCAAAGTCTTTATCACTAATAATTATTTTTCCAACCTTTATATCAATTTCAGCTAGATATGTCATACCATCCATCCCATATCTATTTTTCATAATATGGAATCTACCAACACCATTTACTTTATCAATTCTTCTTCTTGATAATGATGCTGCAAAATCTGTTACCATCATCTTATCATATGATCCAGCTGCTTTATCTCCTTCAATAACTTCATCTCTAGCTCCTGCTCTATTAACTTGAGATACAGACCATACTGGAAGATTCATATCTTTAGCTAATGCTTTTGTAGCAGTGTAATTATCATCAATTTCTTCTTTTCTATCTCCCCCTTTTCTTTTTGATCTTAATAAATCAACATAGTCAATAATAATTAAATCTGGTGGAAAACCTAAATCAATACATTTTTTAATATGAGCTTCAATAGTATTCATAGAAGCTTTACCTGGAGAGTATTCTTTAATGATTAAATTACCCTTTACATCTTTAATAATTTTTTCAATCTCTTGTCTATTATTATGCACTTCATTTACAGCAATACCTGAAATATGAGCATCATATCTTTTACCTACGTAATTTTGGGATAATTCTAAAGTATAGTGAATAACATTATATCCATTTAATAATGCGTTAGCACCAATTGATACTAAACTCCATGACTTACCACCACCTGGTGATCCAAATATTAACCCGAAATCACCTCCACCTAATCCTCCCGAAAGAAGATCATCAAAAACCTTCCATCCAGTAGGTATTACTTTTCTTTCATCTACTCTATATCTAGTTTCAATATCTTTAATATATTCGTGTCCAATATTTTTATCCATTCCTGCTTTTAAAGCAGCGTCAATCATATTTCTAATCTCATCGTACTTTCCATCAGTTAATAAATTAATGGACGAAAATAGTGCTTTTTTTAATTGTTGATTTCTACAAAAACTTACAAACTCTTGCTCAACGTATTTACTATCATTTTCTGTTACGTGATATATAATACGTAACTGTTCAATAATCGATATTTTTAAAATTTCATTATCAATTTTCTTTACTTCAACTGAAAATGAATCCAGGGTAGGGGCTGTATGGTACTTGTAAAAGTACCTTAATACCTCTTCAACAATCCATTTATGTGCAGGATTATCAAAATATTCAGGATCAACAATATCATGAATAGTTAATAATAAGTCTTTATTATGTAATAATGAAAAGATAACCTTTGTTTGAAAGCTACTTCCGTAATTTGATAGTTTTTCTAGTGCTTGCATATTCTAATATAACAGAAAAAAAACGTTAATCAATCTTTTTGTATGATTTTAAATAATTGAAACAATCAAAAAGCCATGCATTTATATTACCAATACTGTTACCTAATTCATCATCATTGTACATTTGCAGGAATTGTGTTATCTCCATAGTGTGCTTTGGTGCAGCAATGATCTCTTGTATCTCTTGTACATTGGTATCACTTATTAAGGGATTATGTAGATCCATTAGTTTTTCATTAATCTTTAAAACAGGCTTAAACATACTTATTTTATTATATAATGAGTTTTTATCCTTTAATTCTTCACTCTTCTCTAATATTAAATCTAAAGGATACTTAATATCATCCATTAATTCAGGGAAAAGCTTAATTGCCTTCTTTGGACCCATTCCTTTTATGCCAGGAACGTTATCTGATACGTCCCCTGACATTATTTTATAATTCAAATAATTCAAAGGAGACATTTTATATTTGTTCTTAACAAAATCAGGTGTTATAAATTGTTTTTTAAAAGGATTGTATACTGTAATTTTATCAGTAACTAATTGAATAAAATCTTGATCAGTAGACATGATTACCATCTTTTCTGGTAATATCTTTGCTAATTGACCTATTACGTCATCAGCTTCTACTTTTTGGATACTAACTAAATCTACTGGAAGACATTTTAGATAGTGTATCAGTCTAACTATTTGGTTTGTAATAGCATCAGATTCTTCTTCTCTGTTATCAAATGTATCCCAATTAGTTAACCTAACTAATTTTCTATTTGCTTTGTATTCAGGAAAAAGAACTCGTTTAGCTGTTGACCCACCCAACCCATCAAATACAAAAATTACTCTGGTTGGTCGTATTAATCTGATTGCAAATCCAACAGACTTTAAAAACCCAGTCAAACCACCGATATGATGGCCTGAAGGGTTTGTGTGCATGATCATCACGAATGAACGGATGAACGTATTCATTGAATCAATAACGAGTACCTTGCTGTTTAAATGCAAGGTAGGCTCGTTAGATTCTTTTGATAAAGAATTAAAAATTTCTCTGAAAGTGCTATTCATTTTCTACTGTTTCATAAGCTTCTGTGTTGTCGGAGTCTGTTTCAATCACAACATCAAAGTCTTTTGAACCAAGTAGTTTAAGCCATTCTTCAGAATGTTCCTTTTTATAAACATCTATAGCTTTTTTATCATCAGGTATAAATCCATGAACTGTCATTATAACAGTACCTTTAGTTGTTACACCTGTGATGTGATTCTTATCACAAGATATTTTAGTGCGCTTGGCGAACTCAACATCTCTACCATCTTTAGTCGCTTTAATTTTATTTGTACCACTGTTTGTGATATTACCAAAGGTTAAGATTAAAGCCGCATCGAAGAACATTGTATCTCCTCCTTTGTTTTTTAATCTAGGTTGTTCCATTGGCATTGTAGGTCTTGCAACCCACACCTTATTAACTGCAACTAAAGTATTAGTAAATGGTTGAGATTCCTTTCTAGAAAGGGTAATTTTTTGGTTTATAAAATTACCAAATTGTTGTGACATTGCTCCCGCATTCCACTCATTAGAATTCTTATTTGATTTGATAGATAATTCACAAGGAATTGATCCTACTGAATCCCATAAGAAACATAAATCGTGCGAAAGATTTCCATTCTTTTGCTCATCTAACATATTTGCTATAAACGACGATACGTCTTCGATCGAATTTAAGGACGATCTATCAACGTATATAAAAAACCCTTTATAGTCTAATACTTCATCGGTTTTATCGTCTTTGACTTCTTCTACTTGGAATCCCATTTGAAGGGCGTGCTCCCAAGACCACTTCATTTCTGTCATAATAATAATAGGAAGAATTCCCATTTTTTGACAGCTAACTGCTATTTCAAGCATTGTTGCTGTCTTACCTGTATCACTATGCCCTCTTAATAGAGTGAGAAATCCTTTTGGAATTCCAGGTAAGTTGAGAGCGTCTTGTACTGCAGATGAAAAGGGGATCCAGCTAACTGGTTTGAACTTTACATTCCCTTGTAAAAAATTTGCTTTTTTAAATTTTTCAACCCCTTTTATTGCATTTTGTACAGTCTCGTTTAATGACGGCTTATCTTTTTTAGCCATTATTTTTGATCAAATAATTTGGTGATCTCTTCGTCAATATTCTTCTTCTTCTTATCCCCTTTTACCTCTAAAGAATATTTATCTTCTTTTTTGTCTTTACCATCTTTATCCCAAGGTAGATCATCATCATCTTGTTTTTCTGATACTTTAGTTTCAACTGGTGCTTGATCTGGTTCATCTGATGCAGGATTCATATATTCAGTCAAAGCAGTTTTAAGTTGATCATAAGTTGGTTTATCAAAGATCACAGTTGGTTCAGGTTGTTCCTTTAACCACTTTTCAATCTCTTTTGGATCTTCAGATAGAACAGATGATGTTCTTTTTGGACGTACTGTAGTTTTATTAAAAGCTCTACCACTTTGATCAGGACCTACTGTTTCAACAATAAGGTCAGTTCCTGACATAACATCTGTAAAGTCGCCAATTTCTTCATCTTCAGCTAACTTACACATTTCCATATAAACTTCTTTACCGAACTGCCACAATTTAACTCCTGCTTCTTCTTCACCTCTTACAATAACTGGTACAAAGATTTGAATCTTTGGCATCATCTTTACCCCGAACTTCCAATTTTCTTCTACATAAGGTTTTTGTGCCATTAACTTTTCAGCAAATTCGACAATTGGGTCTTTTTCTCCAAAATTAGTTAATGCCAACATTGTTCTGTTCCCGAATCCATAATGAAAGAAAAGTTCTTTAAATGGGTTTTCTTTATCAAATTTTGAAGGGACCACCCTAACTTGATGTTTACCTATTGCTGCCTTCCAAACGAATTCAGCTGATTTACTTTTTGATCCGCCACGAGACTGTAA